CCACACCTATTACAATTATTGTTTTTTATCATGAATCAGATCTAACATATTAGACTCTAACCTGCCTATAACTGTTTCTCCGCACTCTTTAATATCTGCAATATTGAGTACGACAAGCTTGATACCTGCTCCTCTAAAGAGTTCATTTCTTTCAATAGTTTTTTGTACTTTTCTATCATGGATTGCACCGTCAAGCTCAACGATAATAATTCCGTACTCTCTATCATGACATAGGAGGTCAGGGTTTTTCCATCTAAATTTGTCGAGTTCTTTTCTACCAACTGATTCACTAATTCTGCATAAGTTTCCATATTCTTTGTCAAATCCACAATACCATTCCCTCTTGAAATCCATATGGAATCTTTCCTTTAAAAACTGTTTTAACCTGATTAACTGATCTAGGTCAGATTGTCCTTTCTGTTTGGTCCTTTGACCAAAGGCTATTCCTGATTGTTTACCTCTTGCCACAATTTCGTAACGGATTGCTACTATTTAAACTGCGATAATAAAGTGTACGTCTATGAATGGTGGTTTGTTTTCGTGTGCTGAACTAGCGTTTACTGCTGCTGAGTTGCTGATTGTTATTCCTGTAGTTGAAGAACCTGTTACCCTTCCAAGATCAATCCTTCCAGATCCACCGTTTGCAGATGTATTACTATGATTTGCATTTAAATTTGTAGGAGAAGGAATTTGATGTGTGTGACCTGGATCAGTTAAAGAGTGACTATGTGCAGGAGCTCCTGATTCTGCTGATGTCAAAGTAACATCTGAAGCTCCACCTGTAGTTCCTCTTCCTGCATCATTGGTTGCTGCTCTAGGAAACTTGTTGCTTGTTACAAAGTTAGGTACATTGAATGTTCCAGATCCGTCTCCTACTCCATACTCTGTATCTAATACTGCAAAGAGCTGAGCATATGTAGTTCTTGATACTGCTGCTCCGTTACACAATAGCCAACCTGTAGGAATATCTGCTACTGCTCCTGCATACATATTGATTGTTCCAACAGGAACATCTGCTCCCTCCCATAATGGAGAACCCGATGTGCCCTTGTTATAGTATAATCTCTTTAGATCAGAACGCCAAAATAATCTTGACACATCCCATGAACTAGGAAATGAAGTTCCTTGTCCATATGTAGTTCCATCAAGATTTCCTGCTGATACAACAAGACCTGCCCATGAACCTGTAAGTGCTGTCAAAGTGTTCCGTTCTCTTGCAGTTCGTTAATCTGAACCACAAAGAGATCTCCTGCATCTAATACAAAGTCAGTTGACACAACTCTTGCATGGCATTTAGTAGTTCCTGATGCTGCCCAATGAACACCAGATTCTTTGATAGTTCTTGGTGTAGAATCAAAACTCGTATCATCCCATAGCATACCTAGTTTCATAGTTTGATTAACTCTTGATCGTGAACCTATTGTTGAGAATTGTTTCCTTGCATATGCAGAGTCAGTAAATTCTGCTTGCAGGTCTGTCTGTGATTCTGCCTCAGAAGTTGAACTAGAACCTATACTACAATAATCCAATGACGTACTTGATGTTCCAAGATCCCTGTCTATTGATTCCTGAATTCCCTGTAACAGTATGACGTTATCCATAGCCTCAAATTTCTTTGGTCTTGCTGTGGTAATACGGTTGTTAATTAAATCATTTTGGACCTCTAATAGTAATTTCTCATTTTCTTTGACAATATTGGTAGGGTTAAATGATACATCTTTGCCATCCCATAGAGTAAATCCCCATGAATCTGCATTAATTTTGATATGATGTGACAAGCCTTGTGCTGTCTCATGTAAGGTCTTAGGCTTGTTAAAATAACTGTCAATTTGGTCGAGCATATTTAACTTCCCTTATTGAAAACAAAGAGAAGTATTAATCATGAATAAGATATCAAGGTCAGAAAAATTGAATAATATGACTAGGATAGAAAAAGATGCTGAAGCTATGGTTTCAATGCAGGAAATGATAATATTATACAAAAAACACATTCAAGCCAAATTAGATGAACTTACTGATAATCCTGTTTTACAAGGCCAAGTTAAAGACGTTCTAGGTTTAGATTAGCCAACCTTAAATTCTCCTACCGTTTGGATAGGAGTTGGGTTGTCATTGGCAACAAATGATATGCTGAAAACCTCAGAGTCTGTCAATAGTTCTGCTGCATCAAGTTCAATGTTTGCTGCTGCCTCAGTTTGCAATACCGTACCTGATTCTGTCAGTAATGTATCTACTGTAAATTCCGTAACGGTATCGATGAATCCGTTGTAGTGTCCTGTAATCCATGTGCTTTCTTTCTCCTCATTCATCAAGGATATGTAAGCCATCCTTGTGCCGTTTTTGGCTCTTGCCATTATAACTCCGACCAGGTGTTATTGTATAAAACGTATTCTTTGTTCAAGTCAGTATCATAATAGATTGCACCGTCTTGAACGTTTAATGCTTCTGTACCGTCACTACCTATTACTGAGAGGTTTGAACCTGTATTATAACTTCCTGCACTTCCATTAGTTGTATCTATTCGTGTAATATCAGCATCAGGGCTAGGTACAAATTTCCAAACATTTTGTGTTCTATTCGGAGCATTACCTGCTCCTGTTGTTCCACTATTCATATAATGAATAATACTAAGTTTTTCTTCTCCTGAAATAGATGAAGTATAATTAACCATAAATTTATCATCTGCTGTTCCTGAACCATCTAATATCTGATTTGCTCTACTTGTGTATGTTCCATCTGTTCCACCGTTATATTCATATCTTCCTGCATATACAGAATTGGTGTTATTATTGAAAGTGATTTGTGGATTTACATAACTTGAATCATACGGAGAGTGTTGTAAGAATACATTGAATTTGTTAGCAGTTAAATCTGTAATCTGTAATACATCTCCTGTTCCTGTTAAAGTATCAGGTGTTCCTGCTTTAATCCAAGCCATTAGTCAGAACCCCACACTTTGAGTATAGATGTAGATGAAAAATTACCACTTGTAGAATCAATATCTATTTCTGTAATTTGTGCTGAGGTATTAGACCATTTTCCCACATTCTCCATACGTGTTGGAGCTGTACCAGCTCCTGCTGTGTTTTGTCTTATATGATTTGTTATTGAAAGTTTTTCATTTGCTGAATTATTAATGATGAATGTATTTGAAAATGTTTTTGTGCCATTACCAGCTCCTAATAAGTTATTAAGATTAGATTGTGATGTGGTTGTAGAATCTGTTCCACCGTTGGTTGAATAACGTCTTGCATAATTTGTACCTGTATCATTGTTAAATGTTGTATTAACATCCCCTGCTACATCACTTGTCCATAACTGAACCCAAAGGTATTTCTTGGCAGTTATAGTACCTGATGATAAGTTAGTTGATGAACCACTAGCGTTTACACTAGCCAATTCTTCCCAAAAGTTAGTAGTATGTGTATCTGCTGGATCCCAACCGAGTACGACCACCTCTGATCCTGAATTTAAATTTGTAGATAAATTAACGTTTGTTATTGTTGAAATAGGATTTGATGTTTGTGCGTGTTTTCCAACTCCTTCCATTCTATCTGGAGCATTACCTGCTCCTGCTGTGGATTGTGCTACTGCCGATTGTTGCATTAATTTTTCTTTTGATGATAAATTGGAAAAATAACTTACTCCAAACTGTAAATCCCCTGAATCCCCATTTCCAAAATAACCCATAACAGTTTGACTTACTGCTGTTGAATCTGTTCCACCATTTTCACTTCTACGTCTTGCGTAATTACTACCTGAATCTGAATTTAATCTTGTATAATTATTAACAGTTCCAGAATTATCCAAATTACTTAACACCATATAGTATCTTTTATCTGCTAGACTAGAAACGTCTATTGTATCTCCAGCACTACCTAAAGTAGTTCTTGCAAGTTCTTTCCAACCACCTACACTACCACTTGGCAAACCTAAAGCAGGTCTTTCTGCTGTAGTTCCTCTAAGTCTGTTTCCTGCTAACCATTCTATTGCCATGTTAATACAACCTCTTTTCCACAGCTACATACAACAGAAGTTTTTTCCTGTTCGCTTCTGTTAGTCATTGTATTGCCACAAGTACAAGTGCCTTTCTTTAGTTTCATATAGTTCCAACATGGCTCACAGTAGTGATATTGGAACTTGATATATTGGTCATATTCATTTGGTCCTAACTCTGCTGTCTTACATTTGTCACAGGTGTATGTTTCCCCATTATTCAAATGGTCATAGTATTCTTGACTCAATTTATTGAACTCACTCCGTTGTAAAATTCTACATCATCTATTGTTCCGTCAAATGTATGGTTATCAGTTCCATCAAGATTATTCCTAGATTGTACTTTTAAATATTGTAATCCTGTTGGACTACCTGAAATAGTTGAAGTTTTAGATTCAATTAATGTCGAGTAATCAGAATCAGAATATAATGATACCGTCATTGATGTTGACGAATTT